ATTTGCTCTACCCTAGCACTAACTGTCGAAGGAGTTCCAAGAGTAATATCACCAAAGTTATCCCTACTTGACTCAGCAGCAACATTAATAGTCTCCTTTAATTGTGCTTTAAGTTGAGCATCCATTAACAATTATAGTCCCATTTTGACTCAACATCAGTTCCAGGGTTATCGTCTTGCCCAACCTTAAATCCTGGTTGAGTATCATTAGTATCTGTATCAAGATTATTTTTATTAGTTTTAGTGCGCCCACCAGCATAAACTTCAGATTGAACAGCGGCTCTACGCCTCAAATCTTTAGCTTTAGACATATACGTTGAAGCTCTTTGACTAGCCCATACTTTAAGTGTCCCATTTTCAGTATCCGCTTTCCTAGAGAACTTAGAAGCAATGCTTTCACATGCTAATGCCGCCGCAAGAAATATTTGGGATTCTAGCGTAAGTATGTAATCGATCTCAGCATCGTTAAGAAGCTGATCCGTTGTATCTGTATCCCCAGCCCAGAAGCGTACAGCTTCCCTGCTGGAGTTAGCAGGATCTCCACCATACGTAAAAGCCATTAGACCACCTAATGGGGGGCATACCGAAGTATAGCCCCCATCAAACTACCTTATGCGGTAGTTACGTCACTAAAGAAAACACCGAGAGCAGAGGCGACCAGTTTTTGGTCGTATGCCATTTCGGCTTCAATTCTATCGCTTCGCAGATGATCCATACGGAACCGACTAACTCTCTGCCCGGCAGAACCGGACCCTGTGTAACCCGCCCAGGTAAAAGTATAACCTGCGCTGGGGCTCATTAATGAGGGAGAGTTTGGACTATATACAAGCAACCCTGAGTCGCCAGTGAATAGCCTAGTAACCGTAGCTGTAGCACCTTCAATCGCAGTATTTTCAACACCGCGAGCTACCATGACTTCATCAAGCCCTAGAAGACTGGCCAATAGACCTTCAGTAACAACACCGGTCTGGGTGTAACGAATACGATCCAGAACCTTAGTATTATTCTTTAGAACTCTAAAAGCAGAGGGTGTAAGGATTAGCTTATTAGGTCGAAACCCTGTAGCCGCTTCAACGGTATCGGCAGCACTGTCAATAGAATCAACAGCGTCATTAGTACTGTCCCACTTATCAGCAGAGTCAGTGCCCCAAACAGAAGTTTTAAAATGATCGGCAGCCCAATCTTTATCCTGTTTAATAAGCATCTGCTGTACTAGGTAACGAGTTGCATCAGAATCCATGCTCAGAGGGGCATCAGCATTAGCCCTAATCTGGTCATCAATATCCTTATGAAGTGCAAGCACATTACAAGTATAGGTGGAAGTTGACAGTCTGAATCCGCTACCGGCAGATTCCGTTCCTGGGGCACGAGCCTGAGCTTCAGCCCTTAGAAAGTCACCTTTGTCATATTGAAAAAACGAATCAGACTTTTTAGAAACCGGAACAACCGGAAAAGCCCTCATCGATACAAATTTACTAGCATCCTGAATATATGCTTCACTAATATTAGTTAGTGGAGCATTAATATGGACATCGCTAAGAGTTGGATTAGGCATTGCTCAAGTCTCCTTTACGCTTGCTTGCCGTTTTTCTGGAGGAGGACAGAGACAATATCTCCATCAGCGGTAGGATCTTCTAAGGCGACCCCCATCCGAAAAGACGCGGTGTCCGACACCTTGCCTGCGGAATTGGAGTCACAACCTACGTTGTACCCTGCCCCGAGGCCTGATTCCGTTCCAATGTAAAGTTTGGTCACACCAAAAACACAGATAGTGGCTGCTTGTCCTGCCGTGGGTTTGTTTTGTAGGACGCCGATGGGGTTGCCATCATCGCCAGTTAGTGCCGCCTTGCCGTCCGTATCTACGGCGACAAAGTAATATTGCTTGGCCGACAGATCTGCTGCGGCTGGCAATGAGATAGTCATTTGAGGTGAGTCATAAGCCATGTCTTATATCTCCTTAATTACCCTGAATATATTCAGCATATAGATCTGGGTTGGCTTCCATGATCTGAGTAAAAGCTTTGGCATAAGAAATATTAGTATCCTGAGATAGCTTCTTAGCCATGTTATTCAACTTACCGTAAGCATCGTCTTCAGTTTCCTGAGTCGTCTTACCTGCTTCAACAAAAAGCTCACTCTTAGCAATAATTGCATTAGTGGCTTTCAAAATCTCTTCAATCTCTTTAGCAGCTTCTGCATCACTCTCATTTAGAGATTTCAGAATCTTACCTAGCTCTTCAGAGGTTTTACCTGGAATATTCTCATATTCCTCTTTAGCTTTAGCGATGTACTCTTTAGTCAATCGCTCGTCACGTTCAGCTTTAAGAACTTCTTCAAGTTCCTTAGCCTTAGCAACAGCCTCGTCTTGAGCTTTAGTCAAAGCCTCGAATTGCTTCTTAACTTCTTCAGGGATTTCAGGAGTTTCTTGTTCCTGCTTATTAATATCATTATCCATTTCTGTCTCCGCTTGAGGTTGGTTATATCCGAGCATTTCAGCTAACTGAATTAAAGCATTATCCATACCGTCTTCTTCACGAAAAGACTGTAGGATTCTAGCCGCTCCAATAACAGCATTCTGAGCTTCTTCAGACATACCCTTATCGATTTCTTCTCGAACTTTTTCTTCTTGCTCAAGGGGGACATCAAGTACGTTTTTTAGAACGTCATTCATTTTTTCCGCCTTTGTAATTGCAAACACTCTTTGATTTGCCCCAGCATCCACCAGAGAAACCTCATGAGTTTCTAAATCTAGCAAAGTATTAACAGTATCAGCCATTATACTCCAAAACGCCCAATGGTCCGTATAAACCAATGCGCGAGAAAAACTCAGTAGTTTTAATGCTTTAGATCAGCAGGATGCTTTTAATCAGCAAGAATTATAGGACTATTAGATCAGTCTCTAAAAATATACATCAAAATAAGTACTTATGTCAAGTCAAGTACAAAATTAGTTTTTTGCCCCTATTCTTGGGCCTCATGATCTAATTCACTCTTTTCGGCCAGGGTTCTATAGGTAATTGTTGGGAGAGTACTCTTATCAACAGGCGTTCTTTGCCCGATACCCCCAATACTAAAGGCATTAAGCTCACCGGCTTTGACGGCATTCCATTCCTCATCTCCAAGCTTTACACCCATCATCCATGTACCGGAGGTAATTGTGTCATTACCGAAGGGAACTTTAAATGAAAAATGATCTTTTCCATTAACCGCCTTTTGGTAATCTTCATTACTAGGGTAATGCATAATCCAAGATTCAATAACAGTTCCGTTTGCTGGGCCTCTATGTTGTTTACCCACCACCCTGCTATCTGCTAAATACCCGTGTGCGGTATTTTCTATCTCTTTAACCGGGATTAAGTCCCCGTGTGCATCTGGTTTATCTGGGGATAAGACTACAGCATACACAATCTGCTTTTCATCATCCCGTTTACTAATTACAGCAACTTGGTTCTCACCTTCGACTGCTTCATTAATACTTTTTCTAATTGACTTAATTTTTCTCGATACTTCTCCAGAGTCACCAAATCTCCGTATCGCGCTAGGGTGTGGAAGATAAAAATGTTCTTCAGTAGCTAAAGCAATATGAGCGGCTTTGCCTAATGCAATAAAGGGACATTTAAAGTAATACTGAAAATCCCTAGCCTCTTCTAACGTATCTATACCTACAACCATATATTGGTCTTCAGTTAATTCCATAGGTGTCAAATACGTTTTATTAAATATGGACCCATCAGGCCCAACCAAATATTTTCCCCGAGCTTTCTCCAGCTCATTCATTTTCTCAACAACAAAAATTGCTTTAACCATTCTTAAAGACCTCATTAGAGCTTTATCGCCAGAAGGCTTCATACCTCTGCGTAACATCTCTTTAGCCGTTATATTAGCGGCGTTTACTATTTTAAGTAGTTTTGTGCCCCCTGATCTTGCTTGACCATACCATTGATTTAATCTCTGCCATAAAACTTTTAAACGGCTGTCCTCCAATCCCCTAACCAGTTTATTGTTAATATCGTATAGCCGTACTTGCATATTCTGCCCGGCTTTATCTACATCAGCTTTTTCACACGCCCAAGTTCCATCAGGTTTACGATGCTCGTATCCTGTTGGACAATCTGTATTACTTCTCCTGGGCATATTCATCCCCCTCTAAAGCAGGCTCTTTCTCGCCAGGGGTTAGATTATCTGAATCAAAATCTAGTTCTCTCTCCTCCGCAAACCCCTCTTCTCTAGGGGGAAGTTTAGCCTTAGCCCTCAAAGTAGACTCCAAAGTATTGTCAGGAGTAATAAGACCGGCCATAACCAGTCTATTAAGGTAGTTAGAAATTTCTTCCAGTTGGGGTGCATCTATCTCCGAATGCGTAACCGTAGCCCAAGTTTCTTTTGGAAACTCCGGGTTCAGGGCGAATAACGGCTCAACTGCAAACCTATTAACTATACTCTTAATAGTTCCAACGAATCCCCCCAAAGACATCGCAAACAGTTTAACCTTACCGTTTATAAG